AATCCCGTTAACGAGATAATATTTTCAGTGTATATCGTTATACTACCTAACGCTGATGTTCCAGCCAATCCCGTAGGATAAACATTAGCGTCTGCCGTAACTGTTTCATCACCTTGCGATATTGTAGAAGCAGTACCACTAACGCTAGTTAAGGCTACTCCGTTAGCTACAACTGTGCCAAGTGCACCTGTTGCCGCTACTCCTGTTTCACTTACATTAGCATCACCGCTTACTGTTTCTGTGCCTAAAGCTGTTGTCCCAGCTAATCCTGTGACAGATATATTAGCGATTCCTGTAGCAGTGAGGGAGCCTATTCCGCCTGTGCCGTAAACACCTGTTTCTGTGACATTAGCTGCACCTGTTGCAGTAAGTGAACTAACTGCTCCTGTCCCTACAACTCCTGTTTCACTTACATTGGCTGCACCAGTAGCAGTGACACTACCTATTGAACCTGTGCAATAGACACCTGTTTCTGTGACGTTTGCGTCACAGCTAACCGTTTCTGTACCTAACGCAGAAGTACCTGCAAGCCCTGTAAGGGTTACAGTTACATTAACTACTGCGGGCTCGCCCCAAGGACCAGACCCCCAAGTAGATCGCCCCCAACCAGCCACTAAGTTACGCTATTCTTATTACAGCGTTACTTGCATCAGCAGTTGGGAAAGATATTGTAAAGCTTCCAGCTGTGGAAGTTTTATCTCCACCAAAATCAAAGACCGCCACCGCAGGATCCCCTGTAGCTGTGTCGTTGAAAATCATGCACCCTCTAGCCGTAATCGTACAAGTACCAAAAGTTAAATCAGCAAAGTCTGTGAACGCAGTAGTTCCAGAAGTAGTAGGTTCTACTTTAGTTAAAGTGCCTCCTTTTGCCGTGTAATTGGTGCCTGTTGCTTCTTGGCTAGTGCTGTACGCTGTAGTGGACGCACTCATAGTAGCTGAGCTAGTATATAAAGCCAACTTAAAAGTGTTTCCTCCTGTTGAGAAATTGTGCTTGGCTTGTAAGAGTTGTCCCTTAAAGCTAGTACACATCGCTTGTGTAATTGCCATTATAGTCTCCTTATAATATTTGCTAGGTCTTTTTGACCTTGTTTTTCTAATTGATTGCATATTGTACACATGTGGTTTTTTATTGCCTCATCCATGTAGTATGCAACTACCTTTTTGCATGCTTCTCTAAAAGCATGAGCTTGTGCCCTAATGGGTGCAGGGGCTTCGTCACTAATGGAAACTAATCTTTTAGTAGCCATTTCCGCAACTTCTTCTACAGTGTGCCCTCTGTAATCTGTCGTAGTAACTCCTAAGCTACCGACTTCTGTATCAGAATTAATTGAAAACATTAGTATTTCTTAGGCTCCACAATTCCTTCTTGTATTTGCCCGTCTTTTCTTCCAGAAATTCCTATTGGAATAGCTTGTTGTTTTTCCACTTTAGACCATCTTGTTATTTTTAATTCATCTTCTTCCGTTCGATAACTAACAAAAGGATCATTAAGTCTATGATACCCATACATTTTTTCCTGGATAGGTATGTTAGCGTCTAATAATCCCGAAGTTAATGCTGTTTGGACAATAATACCTGCATCTATACATTTTGCCAACCAAAACTCACAACAACCCCGTCCTTGTTCTGCAAAGTGGAAATTACCTTTATAAGTAAAATCGGCTCCAAACATATTAACACCACCTACTTTATTCCATAAAGCAAAAGCAATTGCATAAGAAATAGTATTATTAAAATAACCACAATCTAAATCAATAACTACTTCTTCAATAGGGTACTCAACTAAAGCAGGAACTCGTTGGTCTAATTCACACGTATAAATTGGGTACTCAACCGTAGGAAGTGTTTCTTGCATCATAACCGTCATATTGCCTGCGTCCTCTGTATCAAAAAAGCGACTAACTGGGTCCATAATAAAAGCTCGATCTATTCTTTTTAAAACACCAATCATGGCGTTAATTGCCCAAACTTCATCAAACTTTTTGCTATGGGTTACCATTTTATGATAGTCTAATTGACTATTACCCATAGCGATAATAGCTATGTTTTTACCTTCTAGTTCTGGGATTGGTTCTTTTAACATTTAATAAATGTCTCCATACCTATATTCATCCTTACTGCCTAATACTTCTACTCTGTTCTTTAAACTAGATAAACCACTAGCAAAACGACCTTCAAACATTTGAGTTTCATTGGGGTCTAATTTTAAAAATATTGCAGCTTCTGCTAAAGATCCATAAAATAATGTATCTCCAGCATTAGTTCCGAGCCAGCTTGTTCCGTCTGAAGATGCTGTTATTGATTCAGGGTTATAGACATAGTGTAATTCAAAAGTAAAGTTAGAACTTGGGGCTGGAGCCAGTATGAACGTATTGTCATCAAAAAGTGCGTAATAAAGGGGATCACCTGTTGTTGCGGTTGCTGGGGTGTAGTCTCTTATAAAAGAAACATCTTTTAGTAATAAGTAATTATAATTGCTGTCACTGTCTATTAATGCTAAACTGAGTGGAGTTAAAAAATCTGTAGGCATTGTTAAATAAGTGTTCCCACTTGACCCTGTGCCTGTTACGTTTTTACGAAAAACAGGTATTTGTACATTTTGTAAAATTCTTTGTTCAGCTTCCTGTATAAAAATAGGTAAGTTACTGACAAAGGTTGAATCAGCACTTTCAACATAGTCTTGAATAGCTGATTTTAAGGTTGTGTATGTCCAGTTCATGATGTTGTTACCGTTAATTCCCCCACTTCACCTGTCATTTTAAATGGATCCCCAACAGTTACATGAGGGAACATAGTACCTATAACTTCTGGGATAGTGTTGTATGGTCCAACTTGTGTTGAAGTGTATGGACCGTAAGTTGTGATTGTTCCCACACCAACTTCCTGATCAACATTAGGTCTAGGGTTCCATAATGCTTCTGCATCCAGAACACGTGGTACTGGATCTAATTGGGGCTCTTTTGGATCATAACATTCTGGACAAACTTTTAAGTCATTCCATTGTTTTCTTAACTCTAAGTAAGGGTAAGCCCATCCACATGTATCACATATTCCTTGAGCATATGTGCCTTTAGCGTATGCCATTAATAGCTTCTCCTAGGCACTAAGTGTAAACTGTTTCTGCCTTGATCTCCCGCTACTGCTCTTGCAAAATCCTCTTCATACAAAGGTTTTAATATTTGTATTCTTTCAGGATTCTTTTTAAGTGCTAGATAAAAAGCTAACCCTGAAACCATGGGGGCAATAAAGCGACTAGGTACATCAGGATCATTTACTGAGGTGTTTACATCATCTATTCTTTGTATTCTATTTGAAACAAAAATATCTGTTGAATTTTCTGGTGCTGGCCAAACGTATAAAACAGGTGTAGACTGTCTGTCTAAGAAATATTCTGTTGGTCTAGCTTTAGTTGATTTAGTTGGTATGTTTAAATACTCATCTCTTCCAATACTACTCAGTTGAAAATCTGTTACTGTATTACCAACAGTTCTTCTGATTACAGCATCTATTATATCTATATCGTATGAATTTAAAGTGTAGTTATTTTGACCTTCAACCATTGTCAAATTGACTTGTGCGATAGTCCAAACATTTACACCTCTGTTAGCCCAATCACTGAACATGATATTCAGTGAGCGACGGGCTGTTACTGCGTCATATCCTGTACGCAACTCCAACCCTGCCAACTCATACGCTTCTTCCATGACAGCTGCGGTATCAAGACTAAATGTTTTAGTTCCTGATGTAGCCATTTGTTAAGATCCTGGTGCTTCGTAATACTTTAAAAACTCACACCAAACAGTGTATTCATTACCTGCATCTGATGTAGAAGGTACAACTAAAAGTACATCTCCTGAGTAACCTGAGGCAGCAGTGTTTTTAAGACCACCAATCTCACTAAAATCAAAAGAGTTATCATAGGCTAATGTTAAAAAAGTTACATCTGTAGTTGCATCCCAATCCAGAGAAGCTGGGGCATCCGTTCCCCCACCCACGCTGTACCATATCTTATTTAAAGACACGTGAGCACAAGATTCTCCTTCTGGATTTGTGTTAAGAGCAGAAACGTCTACTAATGTAGAACTGCTCGCACTTCCGTCTGAAAGAACGGATGCATACACAATAAGTTTTTTATCACCATCAAATTGATTAGTTGGACCTGTGACTGTATTAGCCATAGTTTACCTCCTATTAAGCGTCAGCAAATGGTGTTACTATAGTACCTGATCCAAGTATTATACCTTCTACTGCATATTTAGCGGAAGCCATTGCAGTTACTTTCACAATACTACCAACCAGTCCACCTTGAGTTGTTCCATTCATAGTAATAACATCGTTAGAAGCACCAGATATAAACACTTTACCTGAAGCATCATCTTTACCAGTGTAAAGACCACCAACAAATTTGTCAGTGCCATCAGTTAAAATATCCATGTCTGTTGCTGCTGTTTCTACTACGAAGAAGAAACTTGCTCCTAAGTTATTAGTTTGATTAGGATCAGTTGAATCAGTAGGAGTTGTTGTAACAATTGAAGGTAAAGTAAATTTACCGTCTGCGTCATTACAAGTAAGAACCTTACCTGCATGAGAAGCAACTGTTAACGTAGTGTCGGCTGTTAAACTAACTACTACTGAACTACCTGCTGAAATAAATCCAGCCAATGATCGGACTGGACCTGAAAATGTTGATTTAGCCATATTAAGTCTCCTTAATAAAATTCTATCGTCTTGGCTTGTCTGCTAGGTCAGTCGATAGATTAATTATAATTACCCTAGTTCTTTTATTCGATTCTATATAAAAAAAGGGGAGAAGTAAACTCCTCCCCCAATTTTTTATCTACGCTCCTGGAGAACCGTAAATACCACGCCAGTCGCTAAAGCCAAAGCTGTAACGTTCACGTGCCTTATACCTAACATTTCCAGTTTCAAAATCACCTTCCATACCACTAGAAACAGGGGTACGAACAAAATGTTTTAAACCATTTGGAACATCAGTTGTAAGGAACCAAGCATCTGAATCAGTAAGATAATGATTAACTGAATATCCGCCTGAGACCATGCCCATGTTACGGAGAGCGTTAATATCATTGTCTGCTGTTGATACTCTGCCTGGAGTATTTAGTAGACGATCCGCTATGAATTGCAAAGCAGGCGGAATAATTAATTTTTTCGCCTGTGCATTTACCTTAAGACCCCTTTCATCTTTGAACCCTGCAATATCAATCATTGCTTGTTCTAGTGAAGTCTCGTTAAGGTCTGCTGCTGTGCTTGGTTCGTTCGCAAGATCACCAGCAGTTAGCGTTGGGTGATCAGTTGCCAATAAGGCTTTGCCGTCACCACCAGCGTATTGTGATGCTGTGAATCCGTTATTTAAAACGTTCGCAGCTTTCACTTGCTTGGTTTGATGCATTGAACGTGCCAGTGCACGAGTGTATCGTGCTGACAGCGAATCATACAAGTTGTCTTCCATTGCTTCTTCGGTTAAAGAGAATGCAAGTGCAATAGTTTCGTGTGTATATCTTGCCGTGAATGTTTCTTGGGCATAATCGTACACTACTGCTGCGCCTTCACCTTTAACTGGTGCTTCCCCAAATCCTGAAAGCATTACTTCTTCCTCGAAAGCCCTGTCCGAAGACTCGGTATCGAAGATTTCTGCGTGCTCATCTGGATATTGGTCGTACTCCAGTCCGAAAAGAGCATTAAGACCTGGAACTAACTCTTTGACGAGTTGTGCTCTATTTATAGCCATTAGTTATACTCCTAATTAAACTGCGAATACGCTAGTTGGGAAAGTAAAGAAGCCACGAGCATAAGCTGCAATCGAATTACTAGGAGTTAGTTTATAACCCACATGTAACGCAATTCCAGACGAAGTCGTTGCTGTGACACCTTCTTTTGAACGACCAGAATTAGTATCACCAGCTGTTGTGCTTAGTGTATACTTACTCCCTATGAAACCTACAGTAGGAGTTCCTGCTGTAAATTGTGCCTCATAGACAATTCCTGGATCGCTATAAACAAGAGCCTCGGCATCGGCTCCACCTAAAGTGGCAGTATCTGCAGTCCAAACTTTAGAAAAAGTTGGGTTACCAGAACTGTCCGTATAATACACGCCATAAAATACACCACATGGAGTACCAGTTGCCGTCCCTTGGATTACATAACCACTAGATAAATTAACAACATCACCACTAAAGATAGATGCGTTAGTTGCGCTAGCAATTCTCATTCTTGCAGGACGAATAGTACCACCATACATGTGATAAGCAGGCGTAAATCCGTCAGGATCGTTTGTATTTGCCATTTTATTTCACCTTATATATTAAGTGTTAGTATTCAAGATTAAGAATCCTCTGTCTTCCTACTTCCAAACGTCGTACGACTAGATCGTTGAGGTTTGTCTATAGGCATTAAAGGATTACTTTCTCTCATTAATTGAGAATCAACTGCTTCCATTGTGGCTTCATTTACACCTCTGTAATGAGCCTCTCTTTCTGCAATTGTTTCCTCAGGTATCTTGGCTAAAATCAACCCACCTACTCCAATAACTCCAGCGTGTTTACCATCATCAACTGTAGGAGCGTCAAAATCAGGGTGATCTGATGCTCTTACTGGTTCGAATCCTTCTCTAATACGTTTTGACATATTAGATTTATCATCTTGGTTGAGGATGCTTTCACGTATCCATCGGTATTTATACCCAGGAGGTGCTTTTGGGGCATCTAAACTGGAAGGCGGTTGCCAAGGTTTTCTGCGAGTTTGAGTGTCTCGTGACTCTGCAGACCGTGAGTTACGGTCAGAACTGACTTCGGTTTTAATTTCTTCTGTCATTTTATACTCCGTTATTGAACATGCTTAGCATATTCTTCAAGTGGCACACCTAACTTCTTCGCTATTGCGACTTGGCTAGATGTGAGTTTTACTTTTTTAGGTTTATTTACAGTGGTTGCGCCAACACTACCACCAGCTACAGCTTGAACATGCTGTTGGGCTTGTTCAAACTTATGTGGGAAAGCTTGTTTTATTCGATTATCTAAAGCTTCATAGTAAGCGTCAGAGGTTGGGTCTATTCCCTGTTGCTCAACTATTTGATTATGAAAAGCAAAAGCTGAAGAAGTCATTGCTACATCATCCCCAAACCACGTATTCCGTTTTGCCCATTCTTCAGCTTTAGGATCTGGCTGAGGCGGTGCTTGTTGTGGAGGCGGTGCTTGAAGTTGTCTAGCTTCGTCTTCTATTTGAAGTTCTTCCCTTTCCCTTTGTAACCTGTTTAAACTTTCTGCTTCCACAGATAATTTAGCTAAGTTTTCTTGGGCTTCTATTAATCTATCTGTGTCTTGTTCTTCGTGTGCTTGTTTTAAGTTTGCTTTAGCTGTTTCTAATTGGGTGTCTACTCTTGTGTTATATTCGCTGAATAAGTTTTTATCTGTTTTATTTAATTTTGTTTTTGTTGTGTCTAGTTCGTCTTTTACACTCTGTGCAAATTTAAGTGCTGCTTGTTCACGTCTCTCAGCTTCACGCATTTTATAGGTAAGCTTGTCGATACGTTTTTTAACAGAGTCACTGTATTCTGCAACTTCTTGGTCATGGTCTTCGGAAACTTCTTGAGTTTCTTCTGACTGCTGTTCTTCAACAGCTTGGATCGGAGTTTCTTTTTCTTTTTCTTCGTCTTCTGAAGGAATTTCTATTTCAACTTCTTCCGTTTCTACGTTTTCTGCAACGTCTTGCATGGTTTCTGCCATGTTCATAGTCCTCGATGATAGCGTGAAATTCTAAAAAAGTAAATCATCCTGCTAAAATATCTTCAGGATCATTTATTACTGCTAAAATTTCATCGTCGTTTAATAAACGCAAATCCCCTCCTTCAATTTGAATTCGAGCACCTGCATACCTGCCAAAAATGATCCAATCTCCTTCTTGACACCATGGTCCTTCGGGAAATTTATGTGCATCTTTGTACGCATCTGGACCAAGCCTCACTACATAACCAACCACTGTTCCCAGTCGTTCTTTATCTACTGTTTGCTTAGCCAAATGAATTCCTCCTCTCGTAACCTTGCCAGGAACAAAAGGTAATATTAAAATTCTATATCCCGTAGGCACAGGAAGTTTTTCTTGTAGGGAAACATCTTCTTGAAGTCTCTCTACAGTAAAAGAGTCTGTTTTTTCTTCTACTTCTTCTGTGCTGAAATTGTCCACAAAATCTGGGACTGCTTTTGTGTTGTCGGTATCCGATCCAAATTTAGATAATGTCTTCGTCATCTATTCTCATCCTTTTATGCAGGTCTAATATTTCTCGTTCGGCAAAATCTAGACCTGATATTTCACCAACGATTCTCTGGTACTGTTCGTAATCAGCAGCACCCCCACCAGCAAGCATTTCTGATAACTCAGCTTTACGTTTACGGTATTGCTTGAGTAAAAACTCAGTTGCTTCTAACCAGTCCACTATTTCTTAACTCTTCCGCCACCACCGTAGCCTCTTACTTTAGAGTCTTCTTTTTCCATTCTTTTTGAACGTTGGTCTTCGGTTTCAGATTTTACTGCTTTCTTTTTAGCAGCCTTTTGCATAAGCTTTTTCATAGCAGACCTATTTGCTTTAGTAACTTTATAAGGTCCCAACCAGCCCCATTGCCATTTGTTATCGTTATCTTTATCGGATTTAGTTCTTCCTTTCTGACCTTTATCGGATTTAGTTCTTCCACTTCTTACACCCATTACGTCCTCCCGTATTCTACAAATTTCAAGCCTTTCTTGGCTGCTCCGCCACCTTTAGCTTTTCTAGTAATCTTTTTAATTCCAGTACCATCTACTGATTTTATAGGGTTCTTTTTAAACCCACCTACTTTCTTAGATTTCATTTATTCTCCTCGGCTTTTAGTGTCAGCTTCTCGTACTTGTTTAAGCGTATCCGCAAATGTACGTTCAGCTTCTTGTTGAGCCTGTATTAGTGTTTTCTCTCGATCTGCTGCAATTTTCATTTCAGCGATTGCTTCGTTAGACATTATTTTCTCTGCATCAAGTTGTGCCTGTGTTGCATCTTTTTGTGCACGTTGGGCAATTTCTTCACGTTGTACCTCTATAACTGGGTCAATACGTTGTAACTCAACAGCTTCTTGAACTGCTTTCGCTTTTCCTGTTACTTCGGCTGTGGCTTGTGCAGCAGCTTGAGCAATTTGATTCATTATCTCTGGTGTGATTTGCTCAAGTGGTGGTAATGGTTGTCCCATTGCCTGCTCTACCTGCTGTTTGTAAAGCATTGCTTGATGTTCTTGTATATTGGCACTTATCATTTGTGCTACCTGTGGTTGCTGTTGAACCATAGGATTTTGTATAAATGCACTGTGGTTCGCAATATAGGCTTCATGATCTTGCCATTCAAAAGCTTGTATAGGTTGTCCTAACATTGCTGCTTGTTCTTCCGATATTGGATCTCTAGGAGGAACAGGTTGCTGCTGTTGGAATAACGTGTCTACGTTTTTAATTTCTAATGCGTCATACATTCTGCGGTAGGCTTCTGGTAGATTATGTATATCTGGTGCTGCCTGAGCCATTTGTAGCATTTGTTGTGCAATTAAAACACGTTGTGCCATTGAAAATATATTTGGGTCACTAACAGGAAGAACGTCAACTCTTTCATCAAAGTCTGCAGCCATTACATACCCTTTTCCTCCTGGCATTGCATAAGGGTATTGCTCTGGTAGATACTTACCGTAAAGTGTTCCTAGTAATTTGAATTCTTTCTTTTGTGCAAAATGTAAGCGTTTGTGGATAGCTGACATTACTTTAGTTCCACGTTCCAGCATAGCCACCGTAGTTCCTACTGGCATTTCTTGACTGCCCATGTCTCCCATCTGCATATCCGTGATAGAAGCAAATCTTCTACCTGAATCAACAAGTACACCTAATAATTGAGCCAATACTGTAGAGGGCTCTTTATAAGGTAACGGCATTAATGAATCTTTAATTGTAGCACCAGCTACATCAACGTCTCTAAATTCTCCAGGTTGAATAGGGTCGTTTTCTCCTTGAATACGCATGCCTCTAGCTTTAAACCCAGCAGGTAAATTAGATAAAGTTCCTGCGTCTATTAACTGTCTTAATATAGCAGTTACTGATTTAGTGATACCACCAATCATGTGAATTAAACCAAAACCATAAAACCCTAATCCTGGGAGGAACTTATATTGTACAAAATAATCTACTTTTTGATAATTAGGATCACCTTCCTGCCAGTTTCTACGTATGGATAAAATCTTACTGGTGTCTTTACATATAGTTACTATATAAGGGCAGGCAAATCCATGGTCTTCTATTTCAGAAATCGTTAAGTTTACATGCATCTCCAAAAGAGTGTACATGTCATTGTTTTCTGCGTAGTTAGGAGTAACCCCATCCATTCTATCGATTTTTTCTTTAACTTGGTTTTCTTCTGGTACACCTGCTCCTGTCATTTCCATTTCTAGGTACATACCGTTGAGTTGCATTTTACGCAAATCGTTTTCCGTCATAGTCATGACGTGAGTGTATCGTGGTGAGTTAAAAAGGTCAGTAGTGGAATAACTCACCACAAAATCTTCAGCTTTAACAAATTGACTAACTGCTCTGTTTAGCATAGTGTCAAAATAAACTTTTTTAAACGCACTTCCAGATAACGGTAAATAGAATAAAAGTGAATCCATTTCTGGATCATATTCTTCCATAACGTGAGTGATCTGATAATTCATGAATTCTTTCACACGTCTAGCTTGTTGAACTACTTCTGTGTTATCATCACCTACCACTTCTACAGAAACTGGACCATCAGCTGGAAGTAACTCTTTATAAGCTTGCGATTGGAATTGCGTAACAGCTTCACTTAGTAATGGGTGATTGACTCCGCTCGCTCCCTCAAATGGTTGAGTACGTTCTTCTTGTTTTATACCTAATAAATCTAACCCTTTTGCAAAAGCTGTATACCATTCACTTCTAGATTCTTTATCTTCTTCGTAATAGTTTATTAACTCACTGGCTAATTTACCTAACGAAGAATCGTCAAGAACTTCTGCTAAATTATCTTGAAAACCTGTTTCTGGGGTTTGTGCCTCAGGCATGAAATCTACAACTGCAGATCCATCATCCTCTAATTCTACTTCAATTTCTTCTTCTTCGAAGGGAGGAACTTCGTCTACTTCTCCTAAGGGAACTTGAACACCTTTCTCTACTGCCATAATGCCACCTCACTCTATATTAAATTAATTTAATAGTAAACCATTTTCCGTTCACGATAACCTTCGTATTCGTCTTCATAATCGGAAGCTAATTGTACAAAACCGCCTTGACGAAATCGCAATATCGCCTGACTCATACTATCCACCAAGTCATCGTGGTCACCTGCGGGGAATGCCACGCATTCTTCGACCATTTCATCTGCCCATGGTTGATCAGGTCTCCAGACCATACCTGATTCAAACAACGGTGTACAAGAATTAACCCTTGCCACTTTATCCGATCCTTTACTTGGTGTGAAATTTTGTACAGGAATACCAATCCTGCGTAATTCTTGCGTTAACGGAGTACCACTACCCTTAGACTCAATGATTACTGTATCTGGTTCCCAGTATTCGTAAAGTTCTAGGGCTTTCCTTTTTAGTTCTGGGAACTCTAATCGTTCTTTTACAGAATCCAGTAATACTAAGTGAGCGACATCACCGTTATACATTTCTTCACCTATACGTCCTTCTGGGTAAAATACTCCCCAAGTTGTAATAGCTGAATAGTCCGAAGTCTGAGTTTTTAAAAATGCTGTATCGTAACTTTGAATAATATAGTCACAAGGTGGGGGCGAACTCTTTTCCCAAGTTTTCCACCACTCCCTTTTAATAAGTGCACCTTCCTCGGACGTTGGCTTCTGCATGTATTGAGCATGCCATTTTGGACCTTTACCCAGTGCAGCTTGTACTCCTTCTAGTTCGTCTAGCGACCAGTATTCTGGCCAGACTGGATCACCGCTGGGCAAAATCGCAGGTAGTTCGATAACTTCCCACTGATCGTTCTTGTCACTTTTACCCATGTCCCGCACTAATCGACCTGTTAAATCTCGGACTGACCATCTTGTCATTACTACTACAATAGCCCCTCCAGGTTGCAAACGCTGACGAGGTCCAGAAGTGTACCATTCGTAGGCTTCATCCAGTGCAGTTTTGGACATAGCATCTTGCTCTGAGTGGGGGTCGTCGATTATAAACAGATCCGCACCACGACCAGCAATAGCACCACCGACACCTGCCGCATAGTACTCGCCTTGAATTTTAGAGTTCTTTTTAGACCGTGTTTCCCATTTACCTGCAGCTTGTGAATCTGGGTGCAGAGACACATCTGGGAATATCGCTTGATAACTGGACGTGCCAAATAAATCCCTAACTTTACGTCCGAATTTTACAGCAAGGTCTGCCGTGTGCGTTGCTTGAATAATTTTAAGTCCTGGTCTTTTTCCGACTAACCACGCTGGGAGCATGTGACTCGCAAATTCTGATTTAGTGTGCCTTGGTGGCATATTTATTATCAGACGTTTTAATCGACCATCGGCGATGCGCTCGAAGGCATTCGCCATTATACGGTGGTGACTGCCCTCTACGAATTGTGGCCATTGAGATTTAACAAAGTCTAGAAAACTTTGTTCGCATTTTTCTACTTGATCGAGTTCTTTGAGCCTCTCCGTAAGTTCGAGATACTCTTCTAGTATTTCTTTTGGTAGCTGAGACCAGAGTTCTTTATCTATTTCCAAAATAATTTTGCAGCAAATTTTTATACATGATAAACCGAAAAGCATGTACCTGTAAAGCTGTATAAAAAATCCATGGAATATTAGTCTGAGGAACTCAGGCGGATACGTCGCTACACGGGGGCTAAAAAAAGGGGGGGCAGGGTACTTATAAAGGGGTTCGATATAGTAGTAGTACGT